ATTTGATGCTGCTACACCATTACGTAAGAAAGGCGATATCCAACAAGTATTGGCTAAGCTTTCTAAAATCGCTCATGCCTACCACTACACAGAAGAAGAAATGTATCGCTACAAAAACTCGCGTAACAGTGCTGAACAAGATGCTTTAGTTCAAAACGCTTTATTATCAATCGCTGATTTATCTGAAGGTATTGAAGATACTAAAGAGTTAATCAGAGCAAACATGGTTTACCGTGGTGTGTTTGATTATGAAGATCCAAAATCAGAAGTGAAAATTCAATTTGATTTAGATTTACCAGATGAAGCTAAAGCAACAGCAGGAGATCTCTCTCGTGCAGATGTTAATCCTTTAGAAGTATTGATGAATGAAGTTGAAAAATACAAAGAGCGTAACAATGGTCAAGCACCTGCTTATGTTGTTATGAATTCTAAAACATTAGCGAAGATTAAACGTAATCCTAAGGTTGCTGCTGACTTATACGGTTCAGAAGCTGGAAACAAAATCGTTCGTCAATCTGATTTGGATACTTTATTCACAGACATTGGATTACCTAAAGTTGAAATCGACGATGCTCAAACAATCATTGAAGGTATCACTGGAGATATTGTTAAGAAACATTTAGATGATGATGTAGTCGTATTACATGCTGCAAACTTAGGTAATACATTAAGTGGTCCAGCTGCTGATAATAACTTCGCAAATGGTAAGTATGTTGTTTCTGTTGTATCTCAAGATCCAGTTGGAGAGAAAACAATTGTTGGAGAAGTAGCAATGCCTGTATTGAAAAATATCAAAGGTATTTCTATCATCACTGCAAATGAGCAGGCTGACACTGAAGAAGTTCCTGAAGGTTAATTTTAACTTTCTAAAATAAATAAGGAGGTTAAATCAATGGCGAAATTTAAAGTGCTTAAACAAGTTGATGGTAAGAAAGAAAATAAACGATTCTTACCAGGCGAAGAAGTTGAAATAACTGTTAAGCGTGTACAAGAAATTGAAACAAACATTGATAAACAAAAGAAATTCAAAGGAACAGGTCCTTATTTCGAACGTATTGAAGAACCTAGCGAGTAGGTGATGATATATGTTGGATACTGAAAAAGTAATTGAATACATTGAGAAAATACCTTTTAATCCATTGTTAGAAGGTATGGGACCTCAAGAATTAGAACAAAATATATTTGATTCTTACGAAGACATTCATTCCTTATATCCAAAAGTAATAATCTCAGAACGAATGATTGTTAAACAAATGTTGTACAAACTCGAAGGAGAGTCCAATGGTTACGCTATGTTAAAAAGACAAGGTGTAGAAACTCAAAAAATTAATGACGCTAGCGTAACGATGTCTGATAATCTACTTGATCCATATGTGCTTTTCCTAATCAACCAACAATTACAAACAAAATCAGTAGGTCATATTGGGAGATTAATATGATTATATACAGAGATGAAGTTAACGTAATTGTGCCAACGGTTGATTCTAACGGTAATCAGATAAAAGATGACTACGGTAAACCATTAACTAAAAAAGTATTAACCAAAGCACACGTTAGATATGGTATTCAAAATATCTATAATGCTAATGGTGAAGAATACACATCGGTTACACAAGTTTATATTCCTATATCTGATACTGTTTTAAATATCGATTTAAACGCACGTATTGAGCATATAACACCTAAACATACAAAAGTATTAGGACAAGTTAAAAAGCTTGAATACGGGCAAGATATTACAGGAAAACCACATTTTATTAAGGGTTATATGTAGATGGCAGGACTCAGTTTAAAAATTGAATGGACAGGACTTCGAGAATTACAACAAGAGTTTAAAACAATGAATAAACGTTTCAACCTTATATTGCTAGATGAAATGGATAAAATCGGTTTGACTTGCGAAGAATATGCTAAAGCACTTTCGCCACGTGATAGTGGAGATTTAGAGAATAGTATTCATTCAACACAAGCTACAGTTGAAGGACGTTCATTTGTAGTCTACGTTGGTACAAATATGGAATATGCAACATATGTCCATGAATTAAACAACGTTAGAGCAGTTGGAGATAAATATGAACGTGGTGTGAAATATCCTAATTATTATATAAGAGGGCGTGGTACAAGTACCCGTCAAAAACCTAATGTTAAAGGATATCAACCAGGTCGTAAATTTCTACAACACGCCGTCATTTTAACTGACCAACATTTTGAAAAAGCAATGGAACGAGCGTTAGAGCGTTTACTAGAAGGAGGCAGTTAGATGATACAACGCGCTATTAAAAAGATATTACAGGATAGAATACCTGACTTAGAGTGGACAGTTGATTATCGTACTGCACAATCAGAGTTCGGTGTTGTTTATTACGAAGGTGGTTATCCACCAGATAGAAGTGATATGAAATCACACTTGATGAATTATCAGGTTGAAATAAGGAGTCAAAGCTTTGATAAGACAGCCAACAGGGCTTTCGATACTTACAAAGCTATTCATGGAATAGAGAATAGGGTAATGGAAGTCCTAGTATATGAAGACGGGCGTTTAATCAGAACAGATAAACACTTTATTCAATACATTTATGCAGAATCGCCACCAATTAGAGTGGGTGTAGAGAATGACATTATGATCTACACAATAAATTTTTTAGCACTTATTTTGCCTTATTGCGAATAAGTGCTTTTTTAATACCTAAATTTAAGGAGGAATTATAATGCCAGAAGAAAAAATCAGTTATGAATTTGGTATGGCAGACTTTATTTTTGATGAAGGTCTACCAACTGAAACGAGATTTGACGGAAAAATGTGTGAAGATGGTTCATTATTACAAGGTGATGGTGGAGAAGTTCAATTAGAGCCAGAATTAGAAGACATTAATTCACCAGACTTCGGTAATACAAACTACGACCAAGTAGTGGTTGGTTGGAACGGTACTGTAACAATCGTTGCAATGAAAGCAACTTTAGATTTAATTAGTAAAACATTAAGTGGAACTATTGCTTTAACAAAGGACGGTAAAGTCGTTTCAGTTACAGATGCACCAATCGGAGCATCACTTAGAGAAGGTGCTAGAACACTAAGAATTCACCCACGACAAATGGGAGAAGACACTTCAGAAGATATCTTCATTCATAAAATTGCTAACTCAAGTGGTATGACAAAATCATTTGCGAACGAACAAGGTAACTACGAAATGGAATTTGCAATGTTCCCTAAAGACTGCGCAGATGCCAATAAACCGAATAACTACTTCTACATCGGACAAGATCCAGATGAATTAGGAGAAGCACCAGAAGAAGTACCAGCAGGATAAGTAGAGTGAGGGCTAACCTCACTCTTTTTTATTTGTTTTTTAATTTATATATCAAAGGAGAAATGACACATGGCACAAGTAGAAATCAAAACATATGAAGGAAACAAACTAGTAACGGAAAACGTTGAAATCAAAGAAATGAATATTCTTCAAATTAAAAGAGTATCAAGAGAACTAAATAAATTAGTTAAAGATATTAATACAAACGATCACTTAAAGAGTGCAGTAGATACATTCTTTGCGAAACGTAATGAAATCAATGAAGAGAATAGAAGACTTTATGAAGAAGCACTTGAAAAAGCTAAAAGTGACGATGATAAAGTAAATGTTTTTCAATATGACGGTTCAGAGGCGTTCAAACGAGCAGGCGCACAATTCTTTAAAGATGTATTAGGTTCTTTTGAAATCGTGTTAGAGAACGCACCAGATTCATTACAAAACTTAATTTCTCAAGCATCTAACATTAATGCTGATGTAATTGGTCAACAAAACGTTTATACGTTCTTAGACATTATAGATGCAGTAATCGAAGTTAATGATATTCCGAAATTAATCGAACGATTAAAAAAGTCAAAAGATTCCTTCTCAATGGTGTTGGCAGTTCTGTTTCCGAAGAAGGAACAAACGACGGACGAAGTAATGCCAGCGACATCCAACTAGAAGAAGTTGTCATATACAAATTAAGTAAAGAACTCGGAGGGCGTGATGAAGTTCTTAGCACTCCTTTTAGTGAGTTACTAGCTTATTTAATGACACATTTCGAAAACGAAGAACGCAAAGCAGAGAAAGAGCATGCAGATTACTATATGAATTTCATCGCAATGCTAAATAGTAATCCTCAATCAAAAGACGATATGAAAAATGTTAAGAAGTTCTTGAAAGATATTCAACCTAAAAAGCAAGTTGAAAAATCTTCAAGACCTAAAAAGAAATATCAATGGAACGAGAGAGTTCAAAAGAAAATCGAAGCTAGAAAACGTGCTGAACAAAATATGTAAATTAAAAAATAAATAAAAGAAGGGAGGGGTCTTATGGCAACAATTAAGGAGTTGCAAGCCAAATTTAGCGCCAATCAAAGCGGCATGGATTCGGCGTTTACTGCTATTGCTAATCGTCTCAACGATATTGAAAAAGCATCTGATCGTGCTGCAAGAAATATCGAAAAGAACATGACTCGTGGCATGAATAGAGTGTTCAAAACGGGCGAAGGGTTTGAAAAGGTTGGTTCAACTTTCACTAATATATCTAAAAAATCAGAAGAAGTAGGTAGTAACCTTACAAATAAAATAACAAAGCCTGCTATGATTGCTGGTGGTGCTTTGGCAAGTATAACTATTGGTAAAGGTTTTGGTCGTTTAGTTGAGATTGATAACGCTAAAGCTAAGTTAGATGGATTAGGTCATAGTAGTGAAAGTGTTCAAAAAATCATGGATAACGCCTTAGAATCAGTTAAAGGCACATCATTCGGATTAGGTGAAGCTGCGACAACAGCATCTAGTGCAGTTGCAGCTGGAATTAAACCAGGTAAAGAGTTAACAAGATATTTAAGTTTAACAGGGGATGCTGCTGCTATAGCTGGTTCAAGTATGGGCGAAATGGGTTCTATTATTAACAAAGTCCAAACTTCGAACAAAGCTTATAACGGAGAGTTACAACAACTTTCTGAACGTGGTATACCTATTTATCAATGGATTGCTAAAGAGGCAAAAGTCACTGCTGATGAAGTATTTGAAATGGCTAGAGATGGCGAAGTTTCAAGTGAAATGTTCTTAAATGCTATCGAAACAAATATCGGTGGCGCTGCAAAGAAAATGGGACAAAAGTCCTTTACTGCTTCTCTTGCTAATATGTGGGCAGCAGTTGGACGACTAGGTGCTAGTTTCTTAGATGCTGGTGGTAAAGGTGGAGGTTTCTTCAGTAAGATGAAACCTTTAATGAATGATCTAACTAATACTATTGACGGAATGGAAGGTTCGGCCGTTAAGTGGGGAGAAACACTAGGGCAAGTGCTTGATAAAGTCGTTAACGGTATAAAAGGAATTGTTAATTGGTATAACAGTTTAGACAAGAATACTCAAAAACTAATAGCGAGTATTATGCAATGGAGTACATTGATACTCATTGGACTTGGTCCTGTCTTAATGATATTCAGTAAATTGACTGGAATAATTGGCGCTATATTTGGACCGTTTGGCAAGTTCTTAAAATTCTTTGCTAAATTTAGTACTGCTGCTAAAAGTTCAGAAGGTGCAATAATCGGTATTACTAAAGTATTCCCTAAATTAGGGGCAATACTAGGAACGCTTACAGGACCTGTTGGATGGATAACTTTAGGAGTTATAGCATTAGGAACTGCGTTTGTCGTTGCCTATAAGAAATCTGAAACATTCAGAAATATAGTTAATGCAGCGCTTAATGGCGTTAAACAAACATTTATAACAATAGGTAATATCATCAAAGGTTTCTTCCAACTATTCAAAGGTAACGGTCAAGATGGCGTTATCACATTAAGTAAGATTTTACCACCTAATGTAGTTGTTGGACTTACTAATTTTGCTACAAAAGTTAAAACAACATTCTATCAAGTTGTTAACGCAATAAGTAACTTCGCTAGATCTATTGGCACTCAAATTAGTTCATTTTGGGCTAAAAATGGTACTGAAATAATGACTGCTTTACGAAATGTAGGTAGTTTCATTTCTACAACATTCAAATTCATTTGGGGTAACGTGATAAAGCCAATCATGACTTTAATTTGGAATTTGATGAAAATTTTGTGGCCAGCCATAAGATTACTGATTGTATCCGTTTGGCAGAACATAAAAGGCGTGATACAGGGTGCGACAAACATCATACTCGGTATAATCAAAGTATTTTCTTCATTACTTACTGGTAATTGGAAAGGCGTTTGGCAGGGTATCGTTCAAATTCTAAAAGGTGCAGTTGTTTTAGCGTGGAATTTAGTTCAATTATGGTTTGTTGGCAAAATACTTAAAGTCGTTAAAGTTGGACTAGGTCTGTTGAAGGGTGTCGTTTCTAAAGGTTGGACTTTTATACGAAACTTCATCAGTAAAACTGCACAATCAATTTGGAATTCAGTTCGTACTAAATTCTCTGGACTTTCTAAATCAACAAAGGATATTTTCACGAATTTATCAAATTGGTGTAGAAATTTATGGACTTCATTGAAAAATAAAATCACTACATTAGGTCAATCAATATGGACCAATATTCGCAATAAGTTTACGGGATTAAGCAAATCTACACGATCAATTTTTAGCAATTTATCTAAATATGCCCGTGATTTGTGGACGAAAATGAAAAACTTCATTACTAATTTAGCACAAAATATTTGGACTAACGTACGTAATAAGTTTTCTGGAATGTCTAAAAGTTCTAGAGAAATATTCGGAAGATTGTTTGAGAGTGCTAAAAATATCTTTACGAATATCAAAAACAGAGTGACAAGTTTAGCACATGGTGCAAGAGATAATGTTGTAAATGGTTTTAAAGCTATGTATGAAAAAGGTAAATCATGGATAGATAAACTTAAAAACTTCTTATCTGGATCAGTAAGTGGTTTTAAATCAGTTGCTAGTAAAGTTGGTAAAGGAATTGCTAATGGTGCTATTTCTGGACTTAATAAAATGATTGATGGTGTTAACTGGTTATCTAAAAAGATCATGGATAAAAAGTTAATCAAAGATAAAATAGCTAAATTATCCACTGGTACTGGTGGAAGTAATGGCGTTAAAACAAACTCTAAAGGTCAATTACAAGAAGATACATTAGCGATGGTTAATGATAAAGGAGCAGGTAACGGAAAGGGTCCAAATGGTCATCAAGAATTAATTAGAAATAAAGACGGTTCATTATTTGCACCTAAAGGTCGTAATGTAGTACTTCCATTGAGAAAAGGTATGGAAGTGATCAATGGTCGAGATACACAAAATATGTATGGTGGAATACCTCGATTTAGTGCAGGTTCAGCAACTAAAAAACAAACTAATAATAAGAAATCAGCATTTGAACAAGGCTTCGATAATGTAAAAGCAATAACGAAAGCCACGGCAGATGCGACAGTAAAAACTGTTGCTAAAAAAGGTGGAGAACTTGCAGGTAAAGCCACATCAAAAGCTTTAGAAGTATGGGACTATATTGAAAACCCTGGTAAATTAGTACAAATTGCACTTGATAAATTTGGTGTAGATTTCTCAAGTGTAAAAGGTGTATATGGTAGTTTCATGAAGCGCGGTTTTGCTGGGCTTAAAAAAGGTTTAGTTAAAAAAGTAATGAGCTGGTTCGATGAAGCTGGTGGTTACGGAAATGTTGACGGTTCTAGCATCTTAAAACACGGTGTTAGTTTTGGATACAGTCCAAATAAACCATTACCAGGTTATCCGTTATCAATTAATGGTGGACGTCATTATGGTATTGATACACCACACAGCTATGAAAAGATACAAGCACCAACTGGTGGTATCGTCAGAGCGCAAAGTGATTTTGGTGGAGGTACAATCGCTCAAATTTTAAGTGGCAAAGTTGCTCAATACTATCTTCACTTAGAAAAAGTATTGAAGACAGGACGAATTAAGCAAGGAGAAACTTTCGCGAAAACAGGTAACAGCGGTCACTATACAACAGGTGCTCACTTACACACACAAATAGAAGACCCAGCAGCAAATGCTTTAACAAACAGGAATACTAAAGATCCAGTAGCTTTCCTGAATAGTAAAGGTGGTAAATATGGTGGAGGTGGCTGGATAAATACTATCAGAACTGCCTTGAAAATTGCCAAACTCCCTGTAACTCAGAAATATATCAACGCATGGATGAAACAAATCCAAACTGAATCAAGTGGTAATGCTAGAGCGATGGGTGGTAATGATGGATTATCTGACGGTAACGCAATGGGACTTGCACAAGTGAAACCTGGTACTTTTAAAGCTAATCAAGGAAAAGGAATGGGTGACATTTGGAATCCGTTACACAACTTGGTTGCTGGTATGAACTACGCAAGTAAAACATACGGAAACAGTTTACTAGGTGTTATCGGTCAAGGTCATGGTTACGCAAATGGTGGTATTGTCAATTCACCAGAAATAGCTTGGCTTGCTGAAGGTGGCTTTAGTGAATCTGTAATCAGTCATGACCCTTCAATGAAAGCAAGAAGTAAAGTTATTTGGGATAGAACTGGTGAAATGCTTGGATTCTCAGAAGATGCTGAATTACTTCGTGGAATTATTACAGCGATCAATGAAGGTAATAGCCTACAACAAATCAACAACAGAGATACAAATAGAATTGCAAATAAGGATACAAATGTATACATGGACGGTAAAAGAGTTGCACAACAAGTAAGTAAACAACAAGGTTCAATGTATAACAACAATTCATATGTATTAGGAGGTGGATAAATGAATTGTGACAATAGCAAATGGGTCAAGTTAATTTATAGCAACAATAAAACCGTCAATCTCATGGAGAAAGACGGTTTTGATTTTATTGGGTTTGATAAACACGAAGTGAACTGAAATACTTATATCCAAGAAATAAGTGGAGTAGACGGCGCTTTAATGGGAACAACAACATTTGGTCCTTTTGAACTTAATTTACATTTTAGATATACGGGTGTAGATAGTACCGACATGGATCTATTTTGTTTTGAGTTAGAAAATGAAATACAAAGTAGAGAACCTTATTATGTCGTTCATAGTAAAATGCCTGGAATCAAGTATTTTGTTGCTCCAACTCCTAAAGTAGAAAAAAGCCCAATAACAATAAGACACAGTGATTTCACTATTACATTTACTTGTAACAAAGGCTATTCCGAATCATTGTATGAAACAAACCAATATGACAAAACATCTGACAAATGGCAATTCGGTAATGGTTTACTTGTGAACGATGATATTAAATTTAAGCATAATACAACTAGCTTTAAGATATTTAATGGTTCATCTGATACAATCAGACCTTTTCCGCACAGACATAAGTTAATTATTAAACTTAACCTCAATGCACCTAATGGCTTTAAACTGCATAATCGAACGACTGGTGACGTATTTCAATATAAGAAAGCTATTAAATCAAATCAACAACTCATTATTAATGGCGTTTATCCAACTATTAATGGTAAACGTGTTGGTATAGATACCAATCATGAATGGTTAACACTAGCACCTGGATATAATGATATTGAAATAATCGGAACGAATATAACTGAGCCAACTGCTGAATTTATATTCCCGTTCATTTATAGGTGATTATATGGATAATTTAATAATTACTAATAGTGCTAACACTGTATCAGAGTTGCTAATTGATTTTGATTTAGGAACGTTTAAATATGAAGTTGAAAAGAATAGTAGTCGTTCTTTATCGCTAACTGCTTTTAAAACAAGTTTCGCACCAGATATTTATGACTTGATTCAAAATGAATCTATTTTGTTGTGGCGTGGTCAACAATACGTTATTAAAACAACTGATCCAAAAAGTAATAACGTCACACTTACAAATGATATTGTGGCTCATCACATTATGTTTGAATTCCAGAATCATTATATCGACAAAGACTTGGAATTAGAAGAAATGAATAATGATAGTAGTGAAGAACTACCAACGCCCACTTGGACGTTAGAACAATATTTAGACTTCGGTTTCAAAGGAAATAAATTAGGTTACAGTTACAAGATTGTCGGCAAGTTTAACCAACGTATCGCAATTGATGAAGTTGGAGATAAAAACGGTATAGAGTTTTTAGTTGAAGGGGCTGATTTATTCGGATATATCTTTCATGCTGATAACAAAACAATCTATATCTACGATGAAGACAGTTACTATAAAACATCTGATGTTGAGTTAATAGGTGGCTATAACGTTGATGAAGCTTCAGTATCAGTTAACACACAAGAACAGAAAACAGTTATAAAAGGTTATGGTAAAAAGAAGACAAAGACAGAAACGAAAAACTACAGTCCATTTAAGCCACCTAGCTTAACGTATAATGGTACTTTCTTTAAAGAAGGGACTTGGCGTACACAAGTAGTTGGTGCCAGTTACGAAAAACGTTTTGAGTGTAAGTGGGGTAACGAAACCCTCACATGGTCACTTAAAAAGTTATCTCGTGGTGGTTTGTTAGACGTTTATTTAGATGATGAATTGATTGGGCGTTATAGCTGCTATAGTCATACAGCACGTTCTGAACAGATTGTAATTGCACGTAATTTATCAAAAGGGTTGCATACATTCAAAGCAGTTCATCGTGGTGCAGACCCAAATGTTAAGGAGTACAAAACTGCACCAACAATGTATGTGGGTACAGAAAAATCTACAACGCTAAACTTAACAGCAGTATTGAAGGGTGAGGACTTATACCATGTTAGTGATACTTATTACTCGCCATATTATGATAAAAACAACCCTAAACAAGCTGCGACAATTTATGATGATAATATTCTTGATAAAGCAGAATTACGCAAGAAACTGATACAAGAATTAAATGACGAGCCAGTGGTCGAATTATCTACTAATTATTTAGATACCGAGCAAATCACTGAACGTGATCTCGTTTACTTTAAACACACTGGTTTAGGTTTTGACACGATGTTAAAAGTTATCAAGATAACGGAATCGCATCCATTACTGAACTTACCAGTTGAAGTAGATTTCAGTAATAAGAAGACAGACATTATCAAGATACAACAAACAATTAATAAGCGTATAAAAAATGTAGATAAACAAATCAAGTCGGGTACTCTTGGAGGCTCGACTTTTGTTATGCCTAATTTATATTCCGATTCTGTAGGGGTGGTGTTATTAGATGGCTGAAATTAATATCAGATATTTACAGGATACTGATGGTGAGCGCTATTTCCCTATGACCCATGTTAGCGCCATATTAGGCTTAGAAGAATTTGATAATGGTGATGATATCAGTAATTTAAATGCACTAATTAATAAACTCAATACTGACAATTCAGCACTACAAAGTAGAGTGTTAACACTTGAAACGGATAATGAACAAATGAAACAAGATATAGAAATACTGAAAGCATCAATCATTCCAACAGAGGAGGGTGAATAATGAAATTTAATTTACCTATTGAAATAGGTCAAAAGTTCAGAAAAATGGTTATTGAAAACTTTAGATATATTGATTATAAATTTAATCAATATAGGGACATATTCAACAATCATAAAAGTGATAAACATGCACACGATGCTAAGAACATTGATTATAAACTAACTAACGTATCAGACCATTTAGATTACCAACGTAGCCAGATCAGACGATTAGTTCTAGGTCATAATGGTGATGGAATACAAGAGTTAACAGATAGCCATGTTGCCATTGATAGTACACCCTTTAACGTGTTGTCAGAACGTCTGTATTATGACTTTAATAAGATTAATCAGACAATGGAAAATAACTATAAACAGTTAAACGAAAAGATTGAACGTATCATTAATGTAAATGATTATGGTGGTGATCCAACTGGACAAGAAGATAGTACAGAGGCATTTAAAAAAGCATTTGCTAATGGTGGTAGACATGTACACATGACAGAAGGTACTTATATTATTAGTGGTTTAAAAGTACCAAACAACACTGTCTTATCTGGTATGAGTCCTTATAATACTGTTTTAAAAGTAGCTGACAATGCACCTAGAGCAACAATTGGTGTAACTAATAAAGATTTAGATGGTACAGCCGAAAATATAATTTTCGAAAACTTTGCAGTAGATGGAAACAAAGGACGTTTCACTGATAGAAATATTAGTGGTGGTGTACAGTATGAATATCCTAAACCATCTGGTGGTTCATTATCAAGCGCAGTTCGACTTGCTGGTGTCACTAATGGTCAAGTTAGAAATGTAAGAGCGTATGATGCGCTATTACATGGTATTGATATTACACATGCAAGTGATAGTTATATTGCAAGTGGTGATGGTGTAAGAGTTAGAGAAGATTTAGAAAGTAAATATATTTTAGTTGATAATTGTGAAACGTTCCATAATGGTGATGACGGTATTACAACACATCACAGTAGATATATTTCAGTTAAAAACTGTATTTCACATGAACCTAAAAATTATCATGGTAACAGTAACGGAATTGAAGTAGATGACGGTTCTCAATTTGTATTCCTAGATAACAACTACACGTATGGTAACCATGTCGGCTTAGAAATTAAAGCACATGATACAACATCTGCACCAACTGGTGTGTTCGTAAATAGCCATATTTCATGCAACGATACGCGTTCATATGTATTAAGACATATCGGGCATCATAGAGCTGAAACAGACTCTAAAACTAAAACAGCTAATGATGTAATGTTAAATAACTGTGTAGCTTTAAATCCTAAACGAACAGATGTATATCCAGGCTGGTCAACTAGAGCATTATCTATTAGTGCTTTCAGAAATGTAAGTGTTAATAACTTCACTGCTATTAGTGATGGTACAGCTGATGCTGGTCAACCTGCTATCGTTGTTCAGTTTATGGCTGAAAATATTCAACTTAATAACATCAATGTGAGTGGTTTTAAAAATGCAAGTGCTGACATTAAAGTCTTAGGTGGTACAAATAGACCTAAGAAAATCACATTAAGCAATATTAATATTCGAAACTCATCAAACAATATCGGTATTGCTGGTGGTGCTAAGGTTTACGACCTTAAAATCATTGGTGCTAACTTAATTGGTAACGGTCGAGGAAATGCCATAGAAATGTATAACCGTACAGCGCAAATTGTAGGTGTTACGGCAGAAGGTTACACAAATGGTGCAAAAATCATAGATAAACTTTATAAAGTACCACCAACATTTACAAGAGGTGGTTTTTTAGGTGGCTCAACTGGTTCGGGTGCAATGAGTGCACGTTCGGCAGTAATAGCTTCATCAGGTAACACCTTTGCTCACAGTGATAGAAGTTGGGCAATCGGTAGTGGTGCAGAGAACGCAGTTATTGGTTCTAGAACAGGTATTATGAATAGTTTACGTTCTGCAACAGATCCAAACGGTGTAGCACAATTAATTGTAAACAGCCATAGAGTTAAATCGCCAGGTAGTCACTTAATAGTTGGTGGGTGGGGCGCTGAAGGTAGCGCTTCAGAATCTAACGTTAAATTCACTATCAACAGTTATAACGGTAATATTAACTCAGTAGGAACGATTAAGTCTGGACAAACTTTCGGTGACTATGCTGAGTATTTTGAAAGTCAATCAGGGCAATCAATACCAAACGGAACAATCGTAACTTTAGATGGTCGTTATATCAGAAAAGCACAAGCTAATGACAAACCAATTGGTGTTATATCTGGTACAGCTGGAGTCGTGTTAGGTGACCAATTATTCCACCACAAAGACAGATTTATTAAAGACGAATTTGGCGTCGTGGTAACGGAACAACAAGAAGTTGAAATTGTAAAAGATACTGGCGAAGTTGTTAAAGAATTACGAGATGTGCCGTTAGTTAATCCTGAATACGATGAAAATGAAGATTATTTAGCACGTTCTGATAGACCTGAATGGAATGTTGTAGGTTTGACTGGTCAAGTGTTTACAAGAATTGATGGAACTGTTAAACCAAATGACTATATAAAAGCTAATAATGGTATCGGAACGAAAGATAATGTGAACGGCTATTATAGAGTAATGGATATTACGACACCTTTTAATACTGAAAAAGGGTACGGCGTTGCAGTCGTACTTATTAAATAAGGAGTGATGACATGGTAAATGGTATAGATAAAAAAGCCTTATTTAGATTAGTAGCAGTACCATATTTAAAACCAATCTCTGATTTAGGGGTTGGTTTTTATAATTTAGATGAAAATACAGCTAAGATTGAATTTCAGTTATATAACTCAAAAGGGCCACTATTAATTAGTGAGAATAATATTGATGCTTACGCTTATTTCGAATCGGCTAATGGTAGCGCATCTGATGTAATTGATTTAGAAGTACTAGACGGCTTAAATGGTGTTGTAGGTATCACACTAGATAAAGAGTTCTTGCAAGCAAGTACTGATACTAAAGTAAAAGGTCAAGTATATGTTGGTGCAAACAATGTAGATAATAACCCTGAATATAACGAGGTTGCAGTATTTACAGAATTTACTTTTGAAGTAGCAGATACGTTAATTAATAAAATATCATCATTCACTAAGATTGAATATATAAGAATGTTTGATCAGTTAAAAGCTAGAATATTACAACGGGTAAGTGACATCGAACAAGCAATTGCAAATGGTGCTGATTATGTAGCAGAAATGAAAAATGTTAAAGAGCAATCGATTGCTCAAATTAATCAGACGGTATCAGAAGGTAAGGCTTATATAGATAATGTGATTACACAAACACAGACAAATATTAATGATACTGTCACAAGTGCTATTGATGATGTTAATACAACTAAAGATAAAGCTATTTCAACGATGAATAGCAAGGTAGACGAAAGCATAAGTAATGTGGAAAACGTTTCTAATAATACAGTTGTGCATGTAGAAGAAAAATTAAACGAATTTAATCAAGCAATCATTAATAATGAATTTGTTCAACCAGAATTATTACAACAAACAATAGACAATTTAGATTGGCAGAGATATAAAACTACAAATGCAAATGGTCAGGTAAGAAACATAACTGGTACTAATTTATCAGACAACAATGTATTAGATAATTTAAAACCAGGTTTATTCTACTCATCATCAACCGAAGGTCAACCAAGTGGTGCCAGTAGTAAACATGGTCTAGTCAATGTGATTGAACGAGAAGATAAAGGATACAAAAAAATTATCTTTATGCCATACAATTCAACGCAATCATTCCAAAAATATAAATTAACTGAATGGACGAATTGGCAACAAATCGGTGTTCCATCTGACACTGGTTGGATACCATTTCAACTTATTAACGGTGCATTGAGTAATACAGCATATAAAGAAAATGGAGATAATGGTTTCGATTGTGCTTATAAAACGGTCACAACTGGCAATAGCATTAAAAGAGTAGTGAGAATTAATGGTAGTAATCTAACACATAATCGAGTTATAGCACAATTGCCAGCAAATTTTGTAAAGAATACTCAAGCATACCCTGTCAGAGTACCAGCAGGAGACTATACAGGATATGTTGTTTTTAGACCTAGTGGTGAAGTTACTTTTGTATTAAGTGGTGACAGATCAGCGTGGAACGACACTGGCTATGCTTATGGTGAATGTAGCTGGATAGATTAAGGAGGAGACTAAATGAAAATAGTTTATTTATATAATGGTACACCTTTTATGGTTGAGTTAGATAATGAAGGTGAATATGTGTATCCAAAGGATGAATGGTCAGAAACACCACCACCAGAAGGTATTTATCAACCGTTTTATTACGACGGAAATAAGTGGATAGGTACAAGTAAAGAAGATTGGGAACTTAATAATATTACTGATCCAACTCCAGACGATTTAAAATTAATGGTTTCAAATTTACAAAAGCAACTTGTGATGTCTAATTTAAATATGTCTAAGATGTCGCAAGTGAATATGACACAGACAAACGATATTAAAGAGTTAAAAGAACAAGTAGCAAATGTTGTATTAGAACTTACTAAACTTAAAAATGGGAGTGTTGAATAATGTGGCCAACTTATAAAGATATAGAATATTTCTACAAAGCATTTTGTTATACAGACGAGGATATCGCAGACTTTACTTCGTGGGGTGTATTAACACCAGAAGAATATGAACGTATGACAGGCAAACCTTATACACAAGGCACTGATTAATTTCAGTGTCTTTTTATATAAATAAATTACAGAGAGTGGGTGTCGTATGAATGGAAAAGAAGGACTAAAAATAGAAGGTATCATTTCAAGTCTTTGTTTATTTGGCTTTGGTCTTTTGACTGGCGAAAGAGGTATGTTTTGGATAGTAGAAAGCGATACAGTCATAAAAGACTCTGAGTTGTATTTATCTTTACACCAAATTATGCCGTTAAGTATTTGGGGGATATTCTTCTTCTTAGGTGGCGTTTGTTTGATGTTGGGTAGCGTATTTCTACCAAGTATTAACCATTCAAAAAAAGCTGCTGTATTTATTATGATTGGTGGTTTAACCTCATCTATTTTCTACTTCATCATGTCAACAGTTGGTGTATACAATGCTTTGAATTGGCTATCTTGGGTACAATATCTAACGTTTTGGGCTATAACAGCTAGTCTTACTTTTATAGGAGGTAGCTACTTATGGCAGAAGAAGTAAATAAATACGTCTTACGTCATGAGTGGGAACGTTCAAGAGGTAAGATACACCAACGAATAAATGAAGTAGATCAAAAACATGATGATAAACATCACAGTTTAGAACTTGCAGTTGTTGCTATGACTGAAATTAATAAGCAGATGGTTGAAGGTAACAAAGATATTAAAACAGAACTTGTTAAGTTAAATGGCACCATGTCTCAACAAAACGATGAAATCAAAGAAATAAAATATCGAACAGAAAAGAATACAGAAGATATTGAAGAAAATAAAGAAGAATTAAAAGTATACAAAGAAGAAGTTAAGAAAAGGCAAAAGGACAACATTACGCTACTCAAATGGTTTTTTGGGTTATTAATGGGCGGTGGTGGTTTAGTACCATTCATCGGATTGTTCTTTAAATAATAAGGAGGAAGTTAAATGAAAAATTTCTTAGGTATTAACTGGAAAGTAAGGGCAAGTAATCCACACTTTTGGTTTAAGATATTTCTATCAATCGCGGTTCCAATTGGAACATATTTCGGCGTAACTGGTAAGGACATCACAAGTTGGGGTGTCCTTTTTAACTTGGTCGGTCAAGCAGTATCTAATCCATATGTTATCGCAATGGTTGTTGTATCTGTTTATAACTCGATTATAGATGATACCACAAAAGGCATAAAAGATAGTGAACAAGCACAACAATATACAAAACCTAGAAAGTCGGCTGAATAATCAGTCGGCTTTTTATTATGTAAAAAATTAAAGGAGTGTTATAAATGTCGAAACTAGAATATAACAGAGATGAAGTTACTGGATATACATTACCTAAAAGAGGATATAAACCAAAGTTTATTGTTATTCATAATGATGCTGGAAGTTCATCAGCTATGCAGTATCATGACAGCTTAGTAAATGCGCCATTATCACGATTAGAGAATGGTATAGCACATAGTTACATCAGTGGTAACAATGTATGGCAAGCGTTACCAGAAGGACGTGTAGCATGGCATACAGGAGAAAGTACAGGGAATACAAATGGATATGGAATTGAAGTGTGTCAGTCTATGTCAGCTAATGATAAAGACTTTTTAGCCAATGAGCAATCAGCCTTTCAAGAAGCAGCACGTTTACTAAAAAAATGGGAGCTACCTGTAAATAGAAATACTGTAAGACTCCATAATGAGTTTGTTCCAACTCAATGTCCACATCGAAGTATGAAGTTGCATGCTGGGTATACATCAACACAACGAGCGCCACAAGACGTTGTGAATAAGACTAAAGACTACTTCATTTCACAAATCAAAAATTATTATGAAGGTAAAAAAGTATCATCAACACAAATACCTGAAGTAGACCCAACTATTAAATCCCTAACTGAAGCAGTGGCTTATATAAATAAACTTGAAGGAAAAGGTTGGGACTTTGACGGAGCTTATGGTTGGCAATGTTTTGATTTAGTTAACTACTACTGGAAGTATGTTACTAACCATTCATTAGCTGGTGAAAGTGCAAAAGACATTCCAACTAAAAATGATTTCACAGGTTATGCAACAATATATAAAGAACCTAAAGTTGGTGACGTAGCAGTATTTAATGCTGATTATGGATATGGTCATGGTCACACAAGCATTGTTACTAAAGTTGATAAAAATGGTTTCCAAAGTTTAGATC